GTATCTAAAAATGAAACGAGATAAGGAGTTAAACTAATGGCAACGCACTTAGTTATAGGTGACCCTCATTGTACACCTAAAGCAAACAATGATAGATTTCTGTGGGCAGGTAGATTAGCAGCAGATTTTAAAGTTACACATGTAATATGCATGGGTGATTTTTGTAGCATGGATTCTCTTTCTACATATGATAGAGGAAAAAAATCATTTGAAGGCAGAAGATATCAGAAAGATATGGATCATTCTCATGAAGCATTATCTTTGTTTAATAAAGGTCTAGGAAAACATAAAGCTAGAAAGATTATGTTACATGGTAATCATGAAGATCGTATAGATAGATTTGTAGATGAGAATCCAGAGTTAGACGGAACTATGAAAATATCTGACTTGCAATTTAAAAAGTATGGGTGGCAAGAGATACCTTATAAACAAATGAAAGTTGTAGATGGTATACACTATGCACATCATTTTCCTTCTGGTATTATGGGTTCAGCTATATCTGGAGAAAATATTGGTAGAACTCTATTGACAAAACACAAAGTTTCTGCTACAGTAGGACATAGTCATTTACTAGATTATGCTGTATCTACATTGCCAAATGGTAAAAAGTTACATGGTTTATCTGCAGGATGTTATCTTAATCATGATGAGCACTTTGCAAGAGATACTCA